TGATTGAGGCAGCGAGGCTCGACCTCGGAGTAGCCGGAGTGGTTCTTCCTGATGGCCTGGATGCGCTCGTTCAGAGAGCGATTATCACCTACTGCAAAATGTCGTTCGGTCTTCCTGAGGACTATGACAGGCTCAAAAGGTCCTATGACGAGCAGAAGGCACAGCTCTCCACCGCGACAGGATATACAGACTGGGGTGATGCGAGATGTACGATAGCGTAGCAATTCTTAAGGCATACGGCGAGCCTACATACGATGAATACGGCAACGAGATTATCCCAGAGACAAATACAACCGTATTCGTCCAGCCTCGCGGTGTGTACCAGTCCGAATTCTATAACGCTGCACAGCTTGGGCTGAAACCGTCCATCACTCTGTACATGACAAACAGAGCGGATTATGGCGGGCAGAAGGTTCTCGTTTATGAGGGCAAAGAGTACAGCGTGATCAGAGTGGACTGGAGTGCACAGCGTGACGGAATATCCCTTGTATGCGAGGAGCGGATCAATGAGTAAGACTAACAGCGTTACGATACAGTGTCACAAGGTCTTCGAGGAGTATACGAAGGAAGTCAAGCGGGCAGCCAATAATTCTGCCGACGTGGTGGCGAAGGAAGCCTGTCAGAAGCTCAAGAATACTTCTCCCAGGAAGACCGGAGACTATGCGAAAGGGTGGAGGGTAAAGCGTGAACGCGGAACGGCAGGGATCAATACTGTCATCGTCCACAACGCTACCGACTACCAGCTGACGCATCTGCTCGAAAATGGTCACGTTATCGTCAACGCTAAAGGCACTTACGGACGCACCAACGGCATCAAGCACATCGCTCCGGTCGAAGAGTGGGCGAGCGAAGAACTTCCGAGAGAGATCGAGAGGGAACTTCAATGACAATTTTCCAGGTATTACAGAGCACCGGCCTTCCGTGTGCGTACAGTCATTTTAAAAAGGCTCAGAGTCCACCGTACATTGTGTACATAGGCAATGGACAGGAGACCTTCGAGGCTGATAATACGCACTATTACAGGCAGAACACCTATCAGGTCGAATACTACTTCACAACTAAAAACGAACAGAACGAGGCCAGCATTGAGGACGCACTTCTCGGAGCTGGCTATTTATATGACAAATCCGAAGACAACTACATCGAGGATGAGGGCGTCTTTGTGATTTATTACTACATTTAAGGAGACTAACAATGGCAAACAAAGTTGAATTTGGTATCAGCCAGCTCCACGTCGGAACATACACAGTCGATGATCAGGGAGCCGTCACTCTCGGCACACCTTACCATCAGGCAGGTGCTGTCAGCTTCTCCCCGGAGACACAGAGCGAGACTAATACGTTCTATGCTGACAACGTTGCTTACTGGAGCGGATACTCCGGCGGAACTATCGAGGGTGATCTCGAAGTCGCAATGTTCGACGATGAGTTTAAAACTCAGTTCCTCGGTTACAGGGTTCTGACAAACGGTGGTCTTGCACAGGTCAAGAACGCAATCAAGCCAAACGTTTACATTGCGTTCCAGGTCGAGGGCGATGCAGAGAGCAGAAGAGTCATTCTGTATAACTGCGCTCTGGGCATGATCAACAGAGAGTACGCTACCATCGAGGAGAGTAAGGAGCCGGCAACGGAGACTCTTGGTGTTACCTGCACAGGTGACAACGCAAGCGGAGTAACTATGGCAGTTCTGAAGCCAGCAGACGACGGATACGCCACTCTGTTTACGGCTCCAACTGCTCCGGCTATTGCACCATAACAAGACGGGCGGGGCTCTTACAGTCCCGCTCCTTTTTTCTATTGGGGAGGTGAAACAATGGAAGACATTATCAAGATAGGAAAGAAGGAAGTCAAGCTGAGTAACAACGTGGCTTGGCTGATGGAATATAAAGACCAGTTCGGCAAGGACGCGACACAGGAACTGATTCCGCTCGTTGCAACAATGGTTGAGACGTTCGGATCCGGGCTGACAGCATACCAGAACGGAGCAATCGACCTCGAGGCACTTTCAGAAGCTATCGAGGGTAAAGCGTTCGAGATGTTGCTCCCTCTGTATCAGGCAGAGCTGTCGACCACACTTATTAACATCACATGGGCAATGGCAAAGGCGGCTGATGAGAATATCGATCCGCCGAAGAAGTGGGTGAGACAGTTTGAATCGTTCCCACTCGATGTCGTTGCTCCGAAGGTGTGGGACCTTGCCGTGAAAGGTTTTGTAAGCTCAAAAAACTTGAAGAGGCTGAGGAACCTTCTCGGAAACGTAAAGGACGTGGTTCAGAATCTGAAGGAGACTCAGCCATCGCGCTCAACGACATCATCCTCGCAGGAACAGAACGAGGACTGACGTTAACTGACATCCGCCGTATGCAGCTCGGGCAAGTCGTGGATTATATCATCGATTACAATGAACGGCAGAAACGAGCTGACAAACAGGCGAAGGTGGAAGAAAAGCGGGGCAAGAAACGCAAGGCCACGCAGAATGATATCAATGCTTGGTTTGGATAGGAGAACCAAATGGCAAGTAGCAAAATACGTGGAATTACAATTTCCTTCGACGGGGACACAACTAAATTAGGCAAAGCGTTAAAGGACGTTGACAAGAAGACGCGGGACCTTGACAAAGAACTGAAACAGGTCAACAACGCGCTGAAATTCAATCCTACTAACGTGGAACTGTGGAGACAGAAGCAGCAACTCTTGAACGAGAAGGTTACGGAAACCAAGAAGCGGCTTGATGCTCTCAAACAGGCTCAGAAAGAAATGGAAGCGGGCGGCGTCGACAAGACATCTGCAGAGTACAGAGAACTCCAGCGAGAGATTATCACTACCGGATCTAAGCTAAAAACCTTCGAGGGGCAGCTGAGACAGGTTGGCAATGCAAACCTGAAAGCGCTTTCAGAACAGTTCGGGCAGATTGGTTCCAGTCTCGAACAAGCGGGTCAAGCAATGGTCCCATTCTCTGCAGCAGGGGCCGCTGTTGCGACAGGCATCGGAGCGCTGGCGTATAAGAGTGGCACTGCTGCCGATGACATCAACACTCTGTCGAAAGTCACCGGCATAGCAACGGATGAACTTCAGAAATACGGGTACGCGGCAGATCTGGTTGATGTATCTGTTGAGTCTGTCGCAAAGGCAAACAAGAAACTCGCAAAGAATGCGTACTCCGCAGCAAACGGGTCCAAGGCTCAGGCTGAAGCGTTTGAAGCTATCGGAGTGTCAGTTACTGACTCGAACGGGGAGCTCCGCGACAGTGAGGCTATTTTCCAGGACGTACTGGCCGCACTTGGTCAGATGACCAATGAAACCGAGAGAGATGCAATCGCGCAGACGCTGATGGGCAAGAGCGCTGCCGAGCTCAATCCGCTGATCGAGGACGGCGGCGAGACCTATAAGAGAGTAGCTGATACGCTCAAGAAGTATGACCTCGACTACATAGATCAGGCTACATTGGATAAGGCGAACGAATTTAATGATTCGCTCGATACCATGAAGCTGATCGGGCAGGTTGCTTTTGCCCAGGTTGGGGCGCAGCTTGCCGGTTATCTTGCTCCAGCGCTGGAGAAGGTGGTCGATCTCGTCGGTAGGTTTGCAAATTGGATTTCTGAGCTTGACCCGAGGCTTTTGACAATCATCGCGACAATCGGCGGCGTGATTGCAGTCATTGCTCCGTTGCTGATAACACTTGGCAAAGTCGCGACCGGTATCAGCGCGATAATCAATCTCGTCAATCTTGCGGGGGGAGCTATCGGGGTATTATCCGCTGGGTCCTTGCTTCCGATTATCGGAGTAATTGCTGCGGTAATTGCTGCGGGGGTTCTCCTTTATAAAAATTGGGACAAGGTAAAAGCAACTGCAAAGGCGCTCGGAGACAAAATCAAGAATGTATGGACGAGCGTCAAAACGGCAACGATCAACACTTGGAACACCATAAAGGACGCAATAACAAAACCGTTCACGTCGGCGTATGAAAAGATAAAGAACATCATTAAAACGATAAAGGGCTGGTTCCCTATAAGACTTGGGAATATATTCGAGGGCATCAAACTCCCGCATTTCGATGTCGAGTGGTCGTCAATTACGGCCTTCGGCAGAACCATAGATTTTCCATCAGGGTTTGATATCGATTGGTACAAAAACGGAGGTATCTTTAACAGTCCTTCTCTGATTGGAGTAGGCGAAGCTGGATCCGAGGCGGTAGTTCCACTCGATAAGTTCTGGGATAAGCTCGATGCAATGCAGATGGGCGGACCTACGATCAACGTGTACGCATCGCCGGGGATGGACGTAAACCAGCTCGCTTTGAAGGTCGAGCAGAGGCTCGTCCAGTTACAGAAACAGAGGTCAAAGGCTTATGGCGGTATTTAATTCATTTACATTTGGCGGACAGAACAGCCTCAATTCGGGGATATATATCACCGGGGAAGCTGTTTTTAATGCTCCTGAGAGAGTGGTCGAGATGGTCAACGTCCCCGGAAGGAACGGCGCAATAGCCATTGATCAGGGGCGCTTCGAGAACATCGAAGTTACATATCCGGCAGGGTGCTTTGCATCGGCCCTGTCGGATTATGCAAGCAAAGTCTCGCAGTTCCGGAATCTTCTTGCGTCCCGTTACACGTACAAGAGGCTTGTTGATACATATCACCCAGATGAGTACAGGCTTGCTTTATACAAGAGTGGATTAGATGTCGAGTCTGTTCGGTACAATACAGCTGGTGAATTCGACATCACATTCGATTGCAAACCACAGAGATGGCTCGTGTCAGGAGAGACTCCGCAGACGTTCACGGAAACAGGAACAATCACGAATCCGACTTTGTTTGATGCAAGGCCGTTGCTCGCTGTAACAGGATCCGGCACGTTAACGATAGGGGCACAGACGATGACGATAATCGCGAGGTCGAGTTCCTCAAGCGTTATCTATATTGACTGCGAGACTCAAGAGTCATGGGAAGTCGTAGCGGACGCAAAGGTGAGCCGGAACGATTACGTTCAGAACGCGGGAGAATCGTTCCCGGTGCTTTCCGCCGGAACTAACACGGTGACACTCGGAGCGGGAATAACGCGAGTGGTTATAACTCCGAGGTGGTGGCGTATATGATACCAATTCTATACAACAGAGACGAAACAAGATTTGTAACGAACGGGATCGGACGTCTGGCAGACTGCACAAGAGCTGTTGTAACGGAAGAACGAAACGGGGTCTATGAGCTTGAATTTGACGTTCCGATAACGGGAGCACACTTCGATGATATCTCACTTGGGAAAATCGTAGCTTGCACGCATGATGATAAACACGACATTCAACCGTTCGTGATTTATCAGCGTTCTGTCCCGGATCTGAACGGGATCGTTACTTTCAACGCTCATCACATCAGTTACAGGCTAAACGACGTGGTTGTTATGCCGTACTCTGCCGGTTCCGTTGCTGCCGCTCTTCAAGGTATATCTGAGAGCTCGATCAACAGCAATCCGTTCACTTTCTGGACGGATAAAACCACTACAGGATCATTTGTCAACGACGTTCCTCGGAATGCTCGGAATATGCTCGGAGGTGAGGAAAATTCGATCCTCGATGTATATGGGGCAGGAGAGTATGAGTTTGATAAGTTCGATGTAAAGCTATATCAGAATAGGGGAGTCGACTCTGACGTTGAAATCCGGTACTCGAAGAATCTTGTCGATTTAAGTCAGACCATAGATGAGAGTGATTCCTATAACGCAATAGTTCCTTATTGGTCTGATGGTGAGGGTGATATCGTTCTGCTCCCGGAAAGGATGCTTGTTTTTTCAGGAACGGAGCCTCAGATTGCTTACTTGACAGACCATAATCTGATCATTATCAGGACTGAGACCGACGAACCGATTGAAGTGGCCTACACGCTTGCAGATGCTGCTCCAATGGACCTGTCGGATCTGTTCGAGGAAAAGCCTACTGTTGACCAGCTTCGTGCTGCAGCAATCGCTCGATTCGAGAGAAGTGAGGCATGGCTCCCAAATGAGAATCTGACTGTCGACTTCGTGCAGTTATGGCAGACGGAAGAATTCAAAGAGTATTCAGCTTTGCAGCGTGTTTCCCTATGTGACACTGTATCGGTCTACTATCCACAGGTTGGGATCTCGAAGGTAAAGCAGAAGGTCGTTAAAGTCGAGTATAACGTTTTGCTTGATAGATACGACTCAATCGAGCTGGGGTCACTGCAGACTTCGCTTGGACAGGCTATTCAGACGCAGATCATGGAGAACGTTCCGACAAAATCCATGATGGAGTCGGCGATCCAGTATGCAACAGACCTTATCCGTGGCGGTCTCGGTGGTTATGTAGTGATGACTCCTGGTCCTAATGGTTATCCGCAGGAGATTCTGATTATGGATACTCCTGATGTGAATACTGCCGTCAATGTATGGCGATTTAATCAGGGTGGGCTGGGACACAGTTCGAACGGCTATAACGGCCCTTTTTCTGACATCGCTCTGACTCAGGACGGCAAGATTAACGCGTCGATGATAACGACCGGGACGCTGAACGCGAATGTCATAAAGGCTGGAATAATAAGTGATGACTCAGGGAAAAACAGCTGGAATCTCGAATCGGGGCAGTTTGTAACGAAGCAAGGAACGATTGGTGGATTTACCATTGATTCTCAGGGCATATCGAACGAAACCGAATCGAGGCTCTTCAGTATAGCTCCGTCGACAGGTTTTAAGAATATAGCACACAGATTTTACACTACGACTTACGGATACAAGACAACAGGAGTAGAGATAGTCCGGCTCTCGAACTACGATGTTGCTATTAATTTTTATGGGAAGTTCAATTCGAGCGGAATGGACGATTTGCTCCTTAATGGCAGGATAGTAGCCAGCCCTGATTTTTCTAATCGATCGGATTGGGTCGGTCTTGCAATTTCAGCTGGGTCAAAGGGAATAAGCCTTACTGATGCCGAGATGCGAATAGACTCAGATAAGTTAAACGTTCAGCATGATTTCATTGTTTTCGGCACTAAATCGAGAGCAATCAAGACTGACAATTACGCTGACCGTCTGCAGTATTGTTACGAAACGCCGACTCCGCTCTTCGGTGATATAGGCGAAGCCCAGCTTGATGAAGATGGTATTTGTTTTGTTGATATTGATGATATCTTCTCTGAGACGATAGCAGACAAAGTCGAGTATCAGGTTTTCTTGCAGAAAGAAGGCGAGGGCGATTGCTACGTTGCGGAAAAGCATCCAAGATATTTCGTCATAAAAGGCACGCCTAATCTAAAAGTCGCATGGGAACTGAAAGCAAAACAAAAAGATTATGACATGATTCGACTCGAACAGCCTGACAACGGGCTGGATGAGTATGAACCTATAACGGACGCTGATTCAATGCTTGACGCATTTATAAACGAACAGGAGGAATTGCTATATGGCAACTATTAAACAGCTGGCATCTTTTGCGGTGCTTAACGTAAACGGTGGGGACAGAGTCACTTACACCTATGATGAAATCGATGCCGAAACAGGTGACATGATTTCGTCCAACAACAAAGGGTCGTTCTTTGCAGTTGATTCTGCTCTCAAGGGCAAGATCACAAGCATCAGAAATTATATCAGCGAGAACAAACTCTCTGACTAAGGAGGGCTATCATGCAAATACATGAATTGAACTCATTTGTCGGCACTCCGAGCAGTACCGACTATCTTGCAATCGATGACGGGGATACGACTACTAAAGTCCCTGCTACAAGCCTTGGAGTATCAACAGCCATGACGCAGGCAGAAGCAGAAGCTGGTACTATAACTGACTTAAGGGTAATCAGTCCTTCCGTTTTTAAATCAGCAGTTCTTGCGATAGCAAAAACTATATCAGACAAATGGCTGCCACTAAGCGTGGTTCACATCGTCGAAGCTGGGACAAGCGGAGGTTGGACATGGCATAAGTGGTCAGACGGAACAGTTGAAGCGTGGTATAACGAATACATCAATCAAACATTTGCGTTTACAACGTATAGCGGAAACAACTATTACTACACAAACGCAGATTGGGTTTCAAAAAACATTGACCTTCCGAGTGGCATCGCTTCCGCTCTCGATACAGCTTTTGTGAATGTGGGATGCAATGGATATATAAACGCATTTGTGAGTGCAAGGACAGCGGCAAAAGTAACAGTGCGAGCGTTTACGCCATATTCAACAAGCCCACTTATAAATTATCTTCAGCTGTACGTTAAAGGCAGATGGGAATAAGGAGAAAGCAATGAACAACGGAACAATAATAAGAACAATACTTGTAATAGCTACCTGCCTTAACACTGCATTGATGGCAACGGATGTAGCACAGTTCCATAACGAGACGATCAATCTTGTTTACAGAATAGCTTCGGTGATCCTGAATTTTATCATCGTGGCTTGTGCTACGTACTACAATAACGACTTTACTGTCGAGGGCGAAACAGGCACGAAGATAACGAGGGAGATGAAAGAACTGCGTGATCATGTGCCTGTGACTGTAGAAGAACCTGAAGATTCACACATAGTCGAATCGGAAAGCGAGGTGAAACATGGGGATGAATAATACTCAGCTTTATGCTCTTGCTAAAAGCTATCTCGGAGATGGTGGTTCAAGATTCAGACAGTTCTGTGGACTTCCGTCAAACGCCGCATGGTGTGCCGCTTTCGTTAGTTACATCTTTGCAAAGGGCGGTGACGCATCGCTCTTCTATGGGGGCAAGAAGGTGGTATACGTTCCGTCAGCAGAAAGATGGCTTTTCGCCAACTGCGCAAATATTCCAATCTATCTCGCCATGCCGATGGATGTGCTGACGTTCGACTGGAATAGCAACGGCGTTCCTGATCACATCGGGTTTGTCAGAGGTAGGAAGTCGGATACTGAAGTGCTCACGATTGAAGGCAATACAAGCGGTGGGATAGTAGCGAACAGAGTCCGCCCTGCCAAGTACATCAGCGGATGCTTCCGCATAGGCTTCGCACCATCAGCCTCATGGAGCGCAGACGAAACTCTTGCCATCGATGGTGAATGTGGATACAACACGATAGCAGTGCTTCAGAAGGTTCTCAAGAAGAAAGGATGCTACTCTGACAAGGTCGATGCCATCCTCGGGAAAAATACAGTGAAGGGCATACAGAAACTCTGCGGAGTAGCGCAGGACGGATCGTGGGGAACGAAGACATCGAAAGCTCTACAGAGATACCTTGGTGTGTCAGCAGATGGATGGTTCGGAGTAAACTCCGTAAAGGCACTTCAGAAGTGGCTGAACACGCAGAACGTATCTACTCCCAGCAAAACCCCAGTAAAGCCAGTACAGAAAACGATATGGGATAACGCTAATGCGTATGCAAGGAAGATAGCAAACGACAACTCATATCATTATGTGTCATATTCGAGTGCGTCTTACACGCATCAATGTCCTATCTGTACACGCAGAAGTTATGACAAAGGGTGGAACTGTATAGGCTTTGCGTGGAGCGTATGGAGACATGGGGCAGGCATCCCTTGTAGATGCAACTGTGAGGTAATAAACGACCCTACCGCAGATAAAATCTTAAGGTCTAACCATGAGACAGCGGTCGAGATTGTAAAGCAGAAAACAGGTCTGTCACAGGTAACTGTCGTTTCCTCTGGCGGTAAAGCTATCCCTCTGTCGAGTCTCCGTAAAGGCGATATCGTTTTGCTTTATGATGGCAAATCTTACTATCACACTATGTATTACATGGGCGATAGCAAGTTTGCCGATTCTACACAGACAAGGTCAGACAATATCAAGGCTGATGTGACCATGAGCAAAGCACAGCAAGCTGATATCAAGATCGCTATCAGGTACACAGGGAAGGTGGTGCTGTGATGGAGAACATACTTATTGCAGTGCTGGGCGGAGGCAATCTGCTTCTCTTTGTAAAGTTCCTTATCGAGCGGTACGACCGCAAAAAAGATAAGGAACGGGAAGAGTTTGCAAAGTCACTTAAGAAGCTGGAAAAGGACGGGGTCAGGACACAGCTGTTGCTCCTGATCCTGTTAAGACCGGACGAACAGACGGAGATCTTGAAGATAGCGGAGCATTATTTTGTAAAGCTAAAAGCTAACTGGTACATGACTTCCGTTTTCGGTAAGTGGTGCGACGAGCACGGACTTGAGCCGGATTGGTTCGAGAGAAAGGACAACTGACGTGGACAGACAGATAATTAATTTTTCTGCTAATGAACAGTCACTAATAAAAACGAGCGGAACGGATCATTACGCTGGCAACATCGTCCGCTACATCGAGGCGCATTTCGACCTCGGTGAGAATTGGACGGGATATGACTCGGTTCGTGCGATTTGGCGAAACAAAAGGGGCGCAACGAAAGTGTCCACAGTTCTCAACTCCGAGGGCGTGTGTGTCGTGCCTTATGAGGTGCTTACACTGAGGGGCGACGTGTGCATGAATCTCGTCGGCAGCATAGTCGAGAACGATGTGCTCGTGGACAGGCTGACGACTTATCCGATATGCGCTCTTACTGTCGACGTCCCTGCGATGGTCGACGGCTCGGATCCAGCCAGCATCACGCCAAGCGAATACGAACAGTTCGTTGCATCGGTTCGAAACGATGCGGACAGGGCAGAGGCAGGAGCGACCGCTTCGGAGGCATCCGCTTCAGAGGCTTCGGCTTCGGCAGAACAGGCAACGGCATCAGCACAGGCTTCTGAGGCATCCGCATTAAGGGCAAGCGGTTACGCATCAGACGCACAGGCTTCAGAACGTAACGCTTCGGAATACGCACAGAACGCTCAAAATTCGGCTACAAGCGCAGAAAATGCGAAAGAGGATGCAGAGAACGCAAGAGACAAAATCTTGTCTATGAGGGCAACTGCGGAGACTCTCGCAGAGGGTGCATCCGCTACGGCTTCGTACAGTGACGGAGTGCTTACATTAGGAATTCCGAAAGGTGACACAGGTGCAAAGGGTGATACAGGAGCAACACCGAATCTCTCCATCGGTACTGTCGAGACTCTTGAGCCTACCGAATCCGCAACGGCATCAATCACAGGCACAGCGGAGAATCCTGTACTCAATCTTGGGATACCACAGGGCAGGACAGGCGAGGTCACATACGAGGACTTGGAAACGATCCTTCCGAAAGACACCGCTTCGGGAGACATAATCTCTATACCTGACGGGCAGAGCGTAGTTCCAGTTAAGTCTCTCAAGGTAGCACTTGAGCCGATACAGAGCGGTAGCGGTGACCCATCCCCCGATAATGTAAGACCAATCAACGGACACACAGAGGTGAATACGCATAGGACAGGGAAGAACTTGCTTGTTTCTTCAGCAATCAAAGACAACGTATACATAGACAACAGAAAGGGTGCTGAAAAGCCTTATAATGGGTGGTCGGCATC